AGTTGTGTTATATGTGTATGCATTTGTGTTAAAAGAGTGTATATGTAATAAGAATGTAAACGAATATGCAAATTGATTTGACATTTATTTGACAGGCACTACCCCCCACCCCCCTACCCCGGAATGTATGTCACGGTAATCTGACATATCCCTGACATGCCAGCTAAGCCCGTTTTCGATCTGCGCCTAAAATTTTCAGATATTAGCAAGTCAAAAAATACCCCAAAAAATAATTACAGATATGGGGTTCATAGAGCGGGTGAAAGACTTTTTCGAAATACCACCTAAGCATGACTTCCAAGTAGGCGACTTGGTGACGTGTTCATGTCATGGTGGTGTGGCGATCATACTCGAACTATTCGACGACCCAGAATCACTAGGCAAACCAAGAATGAATATGGCAAGGTTGTGGTGGATCAAAAAAACATATCCGAGCATGGAGCGAATATGGATGCATACTATCAGCAAGCTAAACCATTACGGAAAGTACAAGGGCAAATAGTTACTACATGCAGGATGAGAAAAAGTGCGAGTATTACGTAGTGGGTGACTTGGTGAAGTATGTAGGGAACGTGTATATACCAGACTACTTGTACTTAAACGAGCTAGAAAGTCAACAGGCCGGCCTCGGGGTAATCATATCGGTGTCCAAAAACATGCATGTTGATGATTATAGTACGATGTACCGGGTATACTGGTTTAAAACCAACTTCGCTACGTACATATCCGCGGATCAGCTGCGCCTGGCATATGTTAAAAAATAGCGTCCGTTAGTTCGAACGTGTGCTATTTATATACATGAGCATGCTGTTAACATATCCCCCTGGTTATTCCACAGAGCCCCTGCAGGAAGAGCTGACCAAAACCGATAAAGATGAAATTAAGCGGATGGTCAAAGCCGAGTTAAAAAAGATGGTTGAAGACGAAGTCGCCAAATCAATTAACTCAAAAGACATCAAGGATGATATTGGGGATATCACTAAAAAGGTCCTCAAAAAGCTGTATAAGGATCTTTCTTTCCATCACCCTTATATTATCGACCGCATTAAGATATAATGTCCTCATGGGCAAATCACTCAATGCAAGAACTGGCGATTTTATTATGGGTACCGGCGCCAACAAAACATCGCTTGGATTAGTGCTTCAAGTAGATGAAGAAACCGGCATGATGTTTGTTAATTACCCAAAGACTGGCAAACCTAATTGGATAATGTGGGAAAATAGAGGGCAATATATCGTAATTGGTCAATAGTTAATGGGTGGGCGCAAAAGATATTACACTGTGTGTCGGGGATATTCTCTACGACGATACCCTTCAAGATGTGGCTGTATTGCTTGAACGTTTTGACAACATCGACAATCCCGATAAGGGTGAAGTTAGTTCTACGCCTGTCTGGCGTGTGTGGTGGATACATAGTGGCGAAGAGTTGTGGTCTGAATTTGGTTTGCAAAATATAGTTGCCATGGGTGTGTTTACGCGTTATACTATCACGAAGGATTAAAAAAATTTTGGAAAATAAAAATTCGAAAAATTTCGACGACAAAAATAAAAAAAAATTCGGCGTTAACGTGCATAGTCGAAGTTGGGTAAGGGGTGATTTAGTCAAAATAAATGACTTTGACATAACTGGCCTGCCATCATATTATTATGGCGTCGTTAGTGACGAGCCGGTGCCTGATGAACAAATGGAGCTTTTCCCATCAATAAACGTTTATTGCTTATTTGACGGAATTTTACGCCCCGTCGAGCTTTATAAATTGGAGTTAGTGTCTTCCGCCAAGTAGTTACTTTGTGCGAGAAATCCTAAACAAACTCAACCGAATATTTAATATAACGTGTTATATTGCATTTTTTATTAATATTGTGTTACTTGTTTTTTCTTCTGTTTACTTGGATGACCCTGCCGCTTTTGAGCTTCAAATTCTTTCGCTTTTTAATATGTTATTGCTAAGTTTTGTTTTATTAAGGGAGCCAAATCCAAAAACGTAATAGTTATAATTGGATGGCACATAAACTTTTCCATATTTTACTTGCCGGTTTGATGGCAATAGGATGCAGTCCTGATTATAGTATTATTACCGGTGAAACTAAAACAATTGTTGAAACTGAAACAATTACAGAAACAGAGACAATCGTAGAAGAAGTTGAGGTTCCAGTATACGTAGAAGTCGAAGTGCCGGTTTATATAGATACGGGATTTGATGACCCAGGGTTGATATGGGTCGACTCCTTCACACAACCAAAGACTGTAGATGGAATTGATATCCTTTGGGTCATTGACACTTCCGGCTCAATGCACAGATATGATCCACAACTAATGGCTGGAATTGGAACTATGTTAGGTGCGCTTCCGCCCACTAGTTGGAGACTAGCAATGATATCAAATGATCCGGCACGTGCCGTACTTGAAAGTCAGTTTCCATTAGTCCCGGGAGACGATGTGCTGGATGCAGAAGCAATGTATAGCGCAATGGGTCGCGGTGGTCGAGAAGAAGGTTTTGATGCCGTATATGAATATATTGTTACTAATCCCTATTCTTCTACCTGGATGCGCGCAGATGCTGGTTTGTTGGTAGTGTTTGTTTCAGATGAACAGGAACAAAGCGATGATCACTTTATAGATGAATATGATTTTATTAGTTGGTATGGTGCCCTGCGTGGTGGTTCTGTATTTCTTGCCAGTATTGTAAATCAAGAGCCGACTGAATCATTGTGTGATACTTGGGTTAGCCCAATAGATGTAGGAACACGATATATGGATGCTACAAACGCATTTGGCGGCAATGTTATTGACATATGCGCGGAAGATTGGTCTGCAGGCGTTGCAGATGCTGCAGCCTCTATAGAACCACATGAATCTTGGAAACTTTCTCATGATGCGATTGAAGATTCTGTTCGAGTATTTATGAATGGAGCGCTGGTTGAGCCAGGGATTACTACGTGGACTTACTCAGATGCCGACAACACCGTTTATTTCAACACAATCCCGCCCGGGAGCACACTGGTGGAGATAGGATACAGATATTATGAGGAGGATGACACCGGTGCTTAAGATATTTACTTTAATTTTGACTTTTATTTTCGGGGTTGCGCATGCTGGAGACTACACGCCAAGTCTGCCTGTAGACCATATAGACACTTCAGCGGCAAGTGTTGAAAAAAATGTTAGAGAGGCCGCAGTGCGTGTCACGGCACCATTCAATGGTGGACATGGTTCCGGCTCGTATATAAGATATAAAGATTTAAATCTAATATTTACTGCCCAACATGTTGCTGATGCAGCCTTGGGAGTCAACTATCTTGTTAGTCACAAACAAGAATCAAGAATGGCTACTCTAATATATTCCGATCCCGTTAATGACATAGCGATTCTTTATTTGGGAACAAGTTTTAGAACCATAGAACCAATGAGATATAATCCATTAGATAAAGTTGCCGATGTGGGAACTAACATTGTTTATTCTGGGTTTCCTTCTTCTCACAAATTGATGTCATTTGTAGGGCGTGTTGCTGGATATGAAAATGGCCCTGGGATTGGAAAACAAATCATTCTCCTTACGTATGGATGGTTTGGTTGTTCTGGTTCTATGATATATAATACAAGAGGACAACAAGTTGGTATATTATATGGAGTGGATGTGGAGTATTATCCAAACATGCAAGTACAAGAAAACATGATTTGGGTCGCTCCAATAACAAAAGTTGATATCAAAAAAGCTATAAAGAGCTTCTGCAATGGATATCAAGGAAAAGATCCAAAAGCCTGCAAATGAAATATACTTGGAATCGTTTTCTCACAGAAGGTGAGTTGAAAACTGTTGGAATTGTTGTTTGTCTTAACGATAAACAACAATTTTTGATTATTAGGCGCTCTGATATAGACGATCGTGCCGGGCAATGGACGATGCCAGGCGGTCATATCGATGATGAAGACAAAAGTATTGAAGCTGGTGCTGTGAGAGAATTGGAAGAAGAGGCAAATTTGTCTTGTGATGTGTCAGATTTGCAATTTTTAGGTAAAAAAGGTAAAAATAAGCATTATTTTTTTACTCAAAAGTGGTCTGGAAGCGTAAATGTAGACAAACCAAATCCAAAAACAAAAGAAATTGAACACGATGCCTACAAGTGGTCTACAATAGAAGAGATAAAAGACATAGCTGATACCAAAATTCCGATCTATTTATTGGAGAAAGCTTTAAAACTTGCAGGATTTGATGAAAATGGATGATTTGTACGGACCACTTGATGAAAAAAAGAAGAAAAGAAAGAAGGCTGGATCAGAATCTAGCAAAGAATCTTCTTTAAGAGATTGGTTTGGACGCAAAGGCGCCAAAGGAAAGAAAAAAGGCTGGGTTGATTGTAATGCTCCTGACGGAAAAGGTGGTTATAAGTCTTGTGGTCGCGGTTCTGGCGAAAAACGTAAGAAATATCCTGCTTGTCGACCAACACCGGGCGCCTGCAAAGAGCGCGGCAAAGGTAAATCTTGGGGCAAAAAAGCCAAAAAAGCCAAAAAACGAAAAAATGAGGAATTAAACATGGAATTGGAACAAATCATTCGCGAAGAATTAGAATTATACCTCTCAGAGTCACATTCGAAAGAACACGAAGAAGAACTTAAGGCAATTGTAGGAGAACTTGAGGGTGCTTCAAAAATGCATGCTAGTCAAGCAGAACGAATACAAAAAATACTTGATGAAACTGAAGATGATGAGCTAAAAGAAGGCAAAAAGAATTGTGGTTGTGGTCAAGATCCTTGCGTAACTTATGGTGTTCAGTCAGAAGTAAAGCATGGCGATAAAGAAGACGGCGAATATCAAAAAAGTGTTGAAGATTCATTTGATGATATGCTTGATGAGAAACGCAAAAAGAAAAAGAAGAAGAAAAAGTCTTCTGGCAAAAAAGATGCATGCTATCACAAGGTAAAATCACGCTACAAAGTGTGGCCATCTGCTTATGCTTCTGGCGCCTTGGTTAAGTGTCGCAAGGTTGGTGCTAAAAACTGGGGTAATTCTAAAAAAGAATCTTTGCAAATTGTAATTGAAGATGAATTGACGCAAGTTTTAGATGAAAAAAAGAAAAAACCATGTAAACCCTCCAAAGGAAAGCGCTTTGCTAAGCGTGTAAATGGCAAATGTCGCTCATATGGTCAGTCCGGGCAAGCAAAAGGCGGTGGAGATCGCATCAGACCCGGCACAAAGAAGGGTGATGCGTACTGTGCACGCTCAGCGAAGATTAAAAAGTGCAAAAACCCACCATGTGCCAACGATTTATCACGCAAAAAGTGGAAATGTCGTGGTTCTAAGTCGATGAAAGAGTAAGAATGTTAACTGATGAACAAATTTTAGCAAAAACAGCAAATTTACTTGACACTTTGCAAGAAAAATGTTGGGATGGGTATGTGCAGAAAGGTATGAAGAAAAAAGGCGGTAAAAATGTACCAAATTGCGTGCCTGATGATGGAATCAATGAAAAAGTGCTCCGAGAAGTCACTGAAGACGAGATGCGAGTGCTTGAAGACGTGTTGGATGACCTAAATCCAGCAAACTTGCCCTTAAATGATCTTTTTAGCAACAAAATGCGTGTTGTTATACCATTTCCAACCATAGATACCAACTCAGAGCTTGGAAAGTTCTCAGAATTCTTCAGATCTCAAGAATATGACGTAGATTGGGAGAAAGGTATGGTATATGCCGAGCGAGATCTACGTACAGCCGAGGACTTGCTGAATACTTTAATTGGCATGCAGGCTGGACAGCCCGAAAAAAAGAAAACCAAGAAGATTCAGATGAAAATCGGCAAACTTTTCTCTAAATTAGCTGATTTAAGCCGAAGAAAAGACGAAATATACCAAAAAGTCTATAAATACATGGATAACGCCAACTATAAGCTAGCAGATGGCAGGGGTATCGACTCACCACGAAGAGTTACCGGAAAAATGCTGAAAGCAGCACTCGACGAGAAAGAATATGAGAATTTTCAGAGAATTAACACTCAAATTAACTTATATGTCGTAAATCCGGGTGTTGCAGGTCCAGCCGGCTATGATTTAACCGATTTAGCCACTGAATACGGCGAATATTGGAAAAAGAACGCCGCATTCATCAAAAAAGAGATAAATAGCCTTGATAATGACAAATTTTCTATTATTATCACTCGACATCCGATAGATGTGCTCAGAATGAGCGATTTTGACACAATTACCTCTTGTCATTCTCCAGCTAGTCGTCAAAATGCCTACCAATCGTACTATAAATGCGCTGTAGCCGAGGCGCAGGGGCACGGAGCCGTAGCATACGTGGTAGAGACTGAACAGCTTCTGAGCGCCACTAACACGGGCAATATAGACAGCGCAGAGCAAGAAATTCAAGAAGGTGAGATATTTGCTGACGATAAACGTCCATTTACCGGTGATATTGAGCCAATTTCTCGCACACGCATCCGTCATGTTAGATATTATGAAGGAGATGAGCCTCCGAAGCGCTGGGATGACGGACAAGACGTTGGAATGCCTGAAAGACGCGTCTATGGTGTTGACATACCCGGTTTAGTCAGCAGGGTTACTGATTGGGCGCGGTCAAACCAAGAAGAAGTCATTGCAAACATGCCAAGAGAAGATGGTAAGATTGATTTAAGTAGGTTTACACTTTTTGGTGGTTCTTATGAAGATACTCAAGGTGCTGAAGGGCGTGCCCTATTAATGAAACAACTACTGGGCCCCGGCGGTGAATCTGTTACTGGAGCCATGAGTCAAAACAAAGATACTGAAGAGGATCTTGATGCCAATTTAGTTGGCGACATTATCGCACAATACGAAGGTGAATGCGAAGAAATAATGAATGAATATAACAATCACATGGCCCAGACATATTCTGACTATGAAGTTCAAGATGATGGCGGCGAGGGTGCTTATATCGCTCCTTTCGCAGCGTTTATTGCAAAATGGCCAGTTGATGAATGGAAAAGACTGCCCGGTAACCACGAAGAAGTTGTTTGGAACTCTGTTGACGAGTTAATTGGCATATATGGTGACATATTTGTTGATTCTAACAACTATACTCCCGTTATTCGTCGTGTTCGAGAAGAAATACACTTAACTATGAAGATTAACTTCGAACACCCCGACATTCATGGTAGTGGTTATATGGTTATGCCAGATGAATACAGGGAAGCGCTTCAAAACATTGATAGCATAATCGATGACAGAAGAGATCAGTTTGAAGGTATTCTCACGGATTACTTCAAGCGCGAAGGGCAAATGGAAGGTGGCGAGTTTATGAATTTAGCCGTCGCGATTGAAGATGGCGTACTTACTTCGTATGAATGGGATCTCGAAACTGACGGACAATACTCTGAGTCATATGAATGTACAGCACGCTACACACATTACTATGATCCAGAAGATTTAGGATTGGGAATTGAGGTACTAAAACAGATTGTTGATTCTCGCGACTTTAGAATTGAATTGAGAAAACAGCTTTTAGAGGCGCCGAGAAAAGAGCAGAATACACAATATTACTTAAATATGGATGCTCAAACGCTCGAACAGGGTGTACCCGGCGCTAGAGAAATTAACATGACTGTTGAATTCTCGATTAATGCTGACGCACCTGATATTATGACTGGATTATTTGTAGAACTTGTAGAGGGTGAAATGGACGACGAAGATAACCTTAAGGTGGTGTTCAATAGGGTGTTGGCTCAGTTTGTTAATTCTCGCAAACCATCTTTTATGCAAACCAACGAAAACCTCGTAAAAACGTGGAAAGGATTTTTAAACTCATGAGTAAATATTTACAAGATCCTGAGTATCTTTTTGGTATTTTAACAATTATAGTAAAAAAGAATGGCGGAAAAATTACCATAACTGAAGAAGAAATGAAGAATGTAAGTAAAGGTGATTTGATCGGTATGTATTACGAACCAAAAACAGGCAGTTTAATACTTAAAGAAGTTGACACCGAAGATTTGTTGAAAGCCACAAATATGGTTAATGACAAGGTTGACCTGGAGTATGATAATTAATGATTGATTTAATCATCATAGGGTTTGCTTGTATTAGTATAGCAGCATTCACAATGAGTCACGACAATAAAAAAACAGAAAATGTACAAATACAAAGCGAAACTGATACGGGTAATTGATGGCGATACTATAGAGGCCTCAGTTGATCTTGGATTTGGGCTGCGATATGAGACGACAATTAGATTACATGGGATTAACACTCCAGAAACACGCACTAAAAATATCAGAGAAAAGAAAGCAGGAATTGCTGCCAAGGATAGGTTAATCGAGCTTATGGAGCAATGTAGCTATAAATTTATTTTGCAATCTCATGGAGTTGGTAAATACGGAAGATGCCTTGGGACACTATTTATTGACGATACTAATATAAATGTGTTATTATTAGAAGAAGGTTTAGCTGAGAAATATTAATGAAACTCCTACTTGAAAATTGGCGAGAATATTTGAAAGAAGAAGAACAAAAAGTTGTTACTTTTGATTTCGACGATACTTTGTCCCTCTCTCACTACGATCCAGATCTGGACCACGGATGGGTTTACGATGGACCACATAAGCCTTTTATAAAAAAATTATTTAAGCATCTTAGCGAAGGGCACATAGTATATATTGTGACTAGTCGTCATGGAGACCGCGAGCTTGATTCTTTAGAAAACCCAGATCAAAGGGCTGTACAAGAATTTTTAGATGAGCATGGAATAAAAGTAAGCGGTGTATTTTTTACTGATGGTAAACTAAAAGTACAAAAACTTCTAGAATTGGGATCATCTTTGCACCATGATGATGATCCCGAGGAAATCGCAGCTGCCGAAGAAGCTGGTATAGGAACTGTTATCTCTGATCCATATGGGGATTACGAAAGCCTTAAAGGGACATTAGAATGAAAAATCTATTCGAAAATTGGAAGAAATATATAACAGAAGAAGAAATTAATGAAGTTAGCGAGGAAGAGCTAAGTCACATAGAAGACGTCTTATATAATTTAAAATATGATGATCTGCCTTTTGGAAACATGTTTGGCGAAAAAACCCGATTGGTGCAGCCAATGGTCACTAAAGACGAAGACATGGAACATCTTAAGGAACTCTTACAAAAATCCGGATATGTGCCAGATTTTGCTACAGGAAAAGCAATATATTACACCGTAACCTTTCCGGCGACCAAGGAAGGCGAGAGGCCGAGCACAATGATGTTGACAACCGATCAGCATGATTTACTAAAAAAGGGACCGCGGGACACTGAAGAAAAGTACAAAGAACGCCTTAAGAATATTAGAAAGCGCGAAGTAAGCATTGGAAAGCTTTTGCAAAAAGGATCTCGCTTGTTTGACATAGCAAAGAATTCTCAAGAAAAGTTTGAAAATACAAGACCGGAAGACTTTAAAGTCTCGCCTGATCAAGCTTCACCCGATGATGAGGCTAGCGTTGCAAAATATAGAGAAGCTTCGGAAAAAGCTGAAGCGGAGGCCAACAAAGATTTTTCGAAATTAGCAGATCTGTTTCCGGGTGGTGTAAAGCCAATCATGATGGATCCTATT